GACGTTCATGGGCAAGGAATGTATGCCCGTTCTGGCGTATATGGACGAGGTCAAGGCCGACCGGACGGGCGTTTCCGACGCCACGATGGGCCTGAACCCGCAATCGCTGCAAAGTAGCACCGAGGGCGCGGTAAATAACACGATTTCCGCTGCACAGACCCAGATCGAGATGGTTTCACGCCATTTTTGCACTGGCGTGACCAAGATGTTCAAGGGGATCCTGAAGACGATAAAACAGCACCAGGACCAGGTCCGCACAGTGAAATTGCGGAACGCCTGGGTGCCCGTGGACCCGTCCGCGTGGAACGCCGGTATGGACGCCACCCCGAGGGTCGCTTTAGGCCGCGGCACCGAGCAGGACCGGATGACGTACCTGATGCTGATCGCCGGGAAGCAGGAGCAGCTGATGCAGACCCTGGGCCCGACCAACGGCCTCTGTACGCTCGCCGAGTACAGGAATACGCTCGAGGAGATGGTCAGGGTCAGTGGTTACTACCACGCCGAGACCTTCTTCCTGCCCGTCGAGACCGGCCAGCAGATCCAGCAGCTCGCCGAGCAGAACAAGCAGCTGACCGAGGAAAATGCCCAACTCAAGCAGCAGCAGGAGATGATGGGCGAGGAGCTGATGAAGCGCTCCAGGTCCGCCGCCAACAAGGACGACGCCGCGGCCGAACAGTCACGCGCCACCGCCTTCGAGAAATCGGTCAGCGCGGTGCATGAGGCCGGCACGGCGGTGGTCGAAGGCGCGGCCATCATGGACGAGCTGGCCCTGCACAACGTGATCATCAACCGTCCGCAGGACGTCATGGCAGGGCCGCAGAATGGACAGTAAGATACTGGCAGAGGGCGCGAGCGCGCTCCTCGACGACCCTGTCTTGCAGATGGCATTTGAAGACCTCGAAAAAGAGGCGTATGCTGATTTCAGGATTTCAAGGCCCAACGAGGCCGAGAAACGCGAAGCGATATACTATGACCTTCGCGCAATAGTACGAATCCGCGATAAGCTGAAAAGCTATGTGGACAATCAGAAACTTGTGGACAGAAGGAATGACAAATGAGTGGAATCGAAGAATCGCACAGCGGACCTGCTGAACAGGTATCCGGGGTAGCGACAGCGGCAAGGGCAATTGAGGGTTTCCTCGACGAAGGTCGGGAGAAGAACCCCGCCCAGGGCCGAAAAGGTGCAGCAGAAGCGCCAGCAGGTGGTGAGGCGGTAGAGCAATTTGGCGGCAAATGGGACGATGGTCCCGGTCAGCCCCAGACTCGCACCGAAGAGCCATTGCCGGCCGCTGAAGGGCAAGAGACCCGGAACGAGGGTCAGCCAGAGACAGACGACAATGACGATTCTCCCCTGTACGCCGTTACGGTCCAGGGTGAAGAGCGCCTCGTCCCTCTGGAGGACCTCACCAAGGGTTATATGCTCCAGGCCGACTACACCAAAAAGACGCAACACCTTGCAATGGAGCGGCAGCAGTTCGCCGAACACGCGCAAGCGGTTGCGATTGAGCGCCAGCAGTACGCGAAGTTATTGGTTGCCCTCGAACAGCAACTGACCGGCGGCTCTGAAGTAGAACCCAACTGGACCGAGCTTTCGATCAAGGATCCGGTGGGATACGTCAGGACCAAGGCGGCCTGGGATGAGAAGCAGCAGGTACTCGCGGCGGCGCGGTCTGAGCGGGAACGTGTAGAGAATTTGCAGAGACAGGAATATCAGGGCCAGTACGCGCAATACATCCAGGGCCAGCAGCAAGCTATCCTGAGAGTAAAGCCCGACCTGGCGGACCCGGCGAAGGCGAAGGCGTACCGCGACGAGCTGGTGGCATACGGCACCAACGTCTACGGATACGGCGAGAACGAGCTGAACGCCATTACGGACCACCGGATGGCGCTGATTCTTGAAAAGGCAATGCTCTACGACAGGGCCACCCAGAAGGGCGGTCAGGTCCAGCAGCAGTTCACGGGGAAGGGTAAGCGCACACGTCAGGTCATAAGACCCGGCGCGGCTCACTCCACCCAGGTGACAGGCAACAGATCGAGTCGGCTGGCAAGGGATCGCTTGTCGAAGACCGGAGATGTCCGGGACGCGGCGAGCCTGTTTGAAAAACTTCTTTAGCCTGGAGCAAATACAGTGGCAAAAGTAACCGAAGCATTCACAACTTACGACGCGCAAGCGAACCGTGAGGACCTTTCCGATATTATCTACAACATCGATCCGTTCGATACCCCGATGATGACCGCCGCTGGCCGCAGAAATGTGACCAATGTGCTGTTTGACTGGCAGACCGAAGCGTTGCCGGCCGAGCAGTTGACCGCCGACGTCGAAGGTTTTGAGCTGACCCGCGCGGCCTCACAGCCGACCGTCCGCCAGAACGCGATTGCCCAGATCAACCACCGCGACGCGACCGTGTCGGGCACCCAGAACGGCTCAAACCCGGCTGGCAAAAAGTCCGAAATGGCGCACCAGATGGCCCTCAAATCGAAGGCCCTCAAGCGCGACATGGAAAAGATCATGTTTGGCACCTCGCAGGTGCAGAACAACGGCAACGCGACCACGGCCCGTACCACCCGCTCACTGATCAACTGGTTGTTCACCAACACCCAGTTCCAGGCGGGTGGATCTGACCCGGTCCCGGCGACCAACACCGCCGTCGTGGCCGGCACCACCCCTGTGGCGCTCACCGAGGATATGTTTAACGACTGCCTCGAGGACTGCTACAAGAACGGCGCCGAGCCTTCGCTGGTGTTCTGCGGTCCTGGCAACAAGCGCGTGTTCTCGACCTTCACGGGCCGCGCATCCGCTCGCCAGAACATCGCGGCCAACGAGGTCGTGAACTCCGTAACCGTGTACACCTCCGACTTCGGCGATCTCAAGATCCTGCCGTCGCGCTGGGTACGCACGGGTGACGTGTTCCTGATCGATCCGCGCTACTACCGCGTGGCCTTCTTCCGCAACTTCCAGAAGACTCCTATTGCGAAAATCGGCGATGCCGACACCAATATGATCCTGGCGGAGTACGGCTTGCAGGTCGACAACGAAGCGGCGCACGGCGTCATCCGCGATACCACGGGCCTGGCTCCGGTCACCCCGTAACACCCGCGTTAAAAAAAGTGTAAGATTAGGCCCAGGTAACACTGGGCCTTTTCTTTATGTCAGAACTGAAATCGGTTCTCGAACACACCCTGAACGTCCACAAATCCCTGATTACGGACACCGACAGTGGTGACATGACGATCCTGGAGAAGCAGGACATGGAACCCGTCATCGAAATTGCAAAATCGATGCGCGAGGCCAACACCAGAATCGGTACGCACACCCACGTCGGCAAGTCCCATATGCGGCCCGTGGCCGAGGTCCCGATGATGATCTACAACCAGAGCATCCGCGAGGGCTGGACCAAGGCCGACTGGCGCAAGTGGATCAACAACCCTGACAACAAGGCGTTTCGTATCACCGACGGGAGATTTTGATGACCAGAATTACAGACTATTCGAGCCTGAAGACCGTTATCGGCGACTTCCTCGATCGCAAGGACCTCGAGCCTGTCATCGACACGTTCATCCAGATGTGCGAGTCGAGCCTGAACCGCCTCCTGCGCGCCCAGGACAATATGTGCATCGGCGCCTCGGTCGGCTGGCGCACCGACACCGTGGTCCCTCTGCCAACGGATTATGCAGAGATGCGGAACGTCAAGATCGTCCTCTCGAAGGAGAACCCGGACGAGCCAGGCGAGCTGATCGACGGCGACGTCTACCAGGCCACTTACCAGCCGCCCGACGCGATTGACCAGCTCTACGCGGAGAACGCCCAGTACAACCCGGCGGACGGCACACACTACACCTACCGCGCCGGGAACATCGAAATCTGGCCTGATTTCGGCACCCAGTTCAGGCTGGAGCTGGAGTATTACAAGAAGCTCGCGCTGACCGACGCCGCGCCCACCAACATCATCCTGACCAATGACCCCGACCTGTACCTCTACGGGTCCCTGATCCACTCCGCGCCGTACCTGCGGGACGATCCGCGGCTGATGGTCTGGTCGAAGCTGTACGAGGACGGCCTGGGCGCGAAGATCGAGGCCAGCAGGAAGGCGCTGACCTCCGGGTCGCGCATCACGCGCAAGGTCACGTCGGCGATATGATAAATGGCCTTACTTTACAATGTTTGCAGCTATAGCGGGATCTCAGGAGGAAAGTACCAGTCTGTTAGTTGGGACAGCTGCTGCCCTGATTGGGAAGTTAAAGACGATCAGGATCCGCTCGAGTTCACCTGCCAGGTCACCCTACCTGCAAATTATTCCGGTGACGGAGTCAATGGCGTTCAGTGGGGCCCGGGTGATACAGGTTCTCCAGAGTGGAACCTTCAGGACCATACGAATCCTGCGGGATGGTCCACATATGCCTGGAGCGCCGACTGGACTGACGGCGATAGCACAAACCCACAGTCCTGGGTCTACACCACCGGGGCCGCGGAATGGTTCTGTGACGACCCCACAAACCCGCAGGGATTTGCACCGGAGACAGGTGAGGGGGATTGGGCCGAACCGACTCCCCCGGAGGCGGTAGAATACAAACCTTACATCAGAAGGGATCAGGGCTACTGTGGCAACTAAGACACCGAGATACAGTTTCTGGAAACCAACCATTGACGGCGGCGAGGGCGAATGGGGCGAGCAAACGAACCAGAATTGGGACTGGCTCGACGCCTACCTGATCGAGGAACCCGCCAGCGACGGTAAGGTCTACGGCCGCGTCAACAACGCTGGCATCCGCTACTGGGCCCTGATGGAGGGCGGTGGCGGATCCTTCCCAGACGCGCCCCCCGACGGTCAGGACTACGCGAGGAACGGTCTCGACGAACTCTGGGTCCCGGCGTACAACAAGACCGACGCGGATACGCGCTTCGCGCCGATTGGCCATGTGGGGTCCACCGATGTGGTCGAGGGCCACCCGCTGGTCACCCTGACAGTTCCGGGTTTCATGTCTCCGGGCGATAAGGAAAAGCTGGACGAGATATCGGGCGCGAACCTCGCCGGGGCGTACAAGAAAAAGACCACCGCCGGGGGCGTTGATCCGACCGCGGGGTACGTCGCGCTGAACAACGCCAACGCGAGCCTGGTCACGGTAATGGACATGAGCCACTACAACCAGACGGGCGGTAACAACTCGCTGATCCTGGTCGGTCTGGGCCCGGGGGATATCGTCCTGATGACGGGCTACATGGACCCGACAGACAGGTACGCATTCGAGATCGCCTCTAACACCCCCTTCACGTCGTATATCAGCCTGACGGGCACGATGGTCCTGGTAGAGGGCGCCATCGCCGACGAGGATGAGGTCAACCTCAAGGCGTATCCGCACAGGGTCTCGGACGCCCCCAACGACGGCAAGCAGTACGCGCGCCAGGACGAGATGTGGGAACAGGTTCTGCACGGCCTGATGCCAGACATAACAGAGGACCAGCACCACGCCAAGCAGCACAGCATTACCGACCTGGCGCACCACATATTCCCGGCGGTGCCGACAGGTACGAACTTCCTGCGGGACGACGGCGTGTTCGCATTTGTGGAGGGCGGAGGCACGGGAGGCGTCACCGATCACGCCCAGCTGACGGGCGTCACCCCGGACCAGCACCACCCGGAGATCCACGACTACAGCACCCATACGGGCCTTCCGGTCATACCACCTCCGCAGACCTTTCTCCATGCTGATCTGACCGACGTCAGCCCCGACCAGCACCACCCGGAGATCCACGACTACAGCACCCATACGGGCCTTCCGGTCATCCCGCCTCCGCAGACCTTTCTCCATGCTGATCTGACCGACGTCAGCCCTGACCAGCACCACCCACAGGCCCACGCCCACAATGGCCTGGACGGGTCAGGGCAGATAGCCCATGCCAGCACCACGGGCCAGACGCCCGACGACCACCACCCGCAGATCCACCTCCTGACGAGCCATAGTGACGTCGAAACGACGGAGAACCCGCTCAAGCACGGTCAGGGCCTGTGGTGGGATTCTGTGCGCCTGGTCTGGGAGAACCGTTCATCGTTCACCGAGGCGTACCCGACAGGACTCGCCGACGGCGGCGAATTGAATATCGTTGCCGGCCAGATCGAGGCGGTACAGGGAGGCGGCGTCATCGTTGACTCCTGGACCGAGCCGCTCTCTCCTCCAGCACTCATGGCGGTCCAGTGGCCGACGCAACAGATGGCGATTACCGCGGCCCCAGCCCTCGCGGGTAGCATCGTCTGGTTCTCGATGGCCTCGTCTGGCGTCCCGGCGGTCCCGCCCCAGTTTGGTGGCATTCCGGTGTATACAGGCCTGTTCAAGCAGTACGCGCAACGTCCGAATCCGACCCTGGCGCGCTCTGAAATCTTCCTCGGCGTCGCGGTTCACAATGGCGCCGAGTGGAAGGAGGCAAGCAACCCGAAGGTCGTCAACCAGAGCGTCGAGACACTCCGCGAGCTGCTGACGGCGGTGTTGCCGATCTCGCACATCATCGGCGGCGGCGCGACCCACTCGGAGTTGTCCTTCCAACTGAGCCAGGATGAGGGCATTATCTGGGAGCAGAACCGCAACTGGCACAACGACAAGAGCGATCCGAATCGCGAGACCCTGCCAGCCGCCAACCCGATCCTGTTCAGGTATGTGAACAGGGATTTCACCAGCGTCAGCGCACTGACGCCGACAGTAAACCCGGCGCTCTACGATAACGGCTCGCCGACGCCCCAGCCCGTGCCCGGTTCTGCAAACGCCACGACCATCCAGAGGCTTTACCTCGATCTCGCTGGCAACTACTGGATGCTGTACGGCCAGAACGTCTACGACACCTTCGAGATCGCGCTGGCGAACATCAATGCCGATACCTACAACACCGTCGTGCCGGGGCTGTTACAGGCGAGCATCCTGCTGGGCGGTGTGATCAGCGAACACGCCAAGGCCGACTGGGATCCGAACGAGGCGGTCTGGTATCCCTCAAGCGGAACGGCCGGCGGCGGCGGTGGCGGATCCCCGATCACCGATCACGACAACCTGAACGGGATCACCACCGACAACCACCACAACAAGGACCATGACCACAAGGGTCTTGGCACCATCGCGAGCGCGCCAAAGATACCGCACACCGACCTGGCGGACGTCCTGCCCGATCAGCACCACGCCCAGGCCCATGAGTGGAACGGGGCTGATCACTTGAATATGCCATCGGAGTTTCCACCGTCAACGCACACGCACGACCATGCCACGCTGACGAACGTCCTGCCCGATCAGCACCACCCGGAGATCCACGACTACAGCAGCCATACGGGCCTCCCGTACATTCCGCCCCCGCAGACCTATCTGCATGGCGATCTGACCGACGTGACCGAGGACCAGCACCACGCCAAGTTCCACGATATCTCGGACCAGACCCATCACGGGTTTCCCGAGGTGCCGACGCTGCTCAACTTCCTGCGGGACGATGGCACCTTCGCCGTGCCCCCCGGAAGTGATCAGTTCGCGATACTGGCCGGTCAGGTTCCGCCGGCCCCGGCGACGGGCGAGCCTGGCGACTACTACATCGATGACGCCACCGACGTCATGTACGGCCCGAAGGCAAGCTCCGGTGTAGACCCGTGGCCCATCCTCGCATCCCTTGGCGGCGGTAGCAGCGGCGTTACGGACCACAACCAGCTGACGGGCGTCACCGAGAACCAGCACCACGCCAAGCAGCATAGCATCACCGACCTGGCGCACCATACGTTCCCAGCGGCGCCGAGCCTGACCAAGTACCTGCGGGACGACGGCACCTTTGTCGTGCCCTACACTCACCCGGCGTACACGGCCCGTAACGCGGACATCGACAGCGGCCCGCTGACGGGCGCGACGGTTATCTCCGACATCGACCTGAACGTGAACTCCGACACCCAGGGCCACATCACGTCCGCGAACTTCGCATACGCCACCCGTGTCCTGACCCTCGCGAACCTTGGTTACACGGGTGACTCCAACGCCAATAACTACGTCCACCCGGCGTACACGGCCCGCACCGCCGACATCGACACAC